AATCTATCTATAAATGGAACATCTACCTTACCAAAACTTACATCAGAACCTGTACCAACAGTAGGAACACCTAAAAAATCAAGACCAGTCTGTGTACCTGCAACACCTAAATTTAATAATTCACTGCCAATTTTTAAAGGTACTTCTGCAATATTTTTTGCAGATTTAGTAATTCCCTTTAAATTATATAGACTTGCTTCTTGAGCAAGTTTTTCTTTAGATGGTGTAATTTTAGGGTATGGAGCTGACTGTGCATCTCTTTCCCCATAATCTGGAAACTCTTTTCCATAAAAAACTTTATTAAACAAATCTCCAATCGGGTCTCGTTTCATGTATTGTGACGCAAGATTAACTGATTTTTGTCTTAATGATAAATCTCTTTCAACTGAAGGTAATTCTACTTTATTACTCATAGGTGTAGGTATAGATGGGTCAGCAGCATTTTTTAATAGAGTTAATCCTTCATCAGATACTTTAGTTATGTCATTTTCTTTTAATGCTTGTAAATCTTCATCACTAAATGCAGATAAATCCATTATTATTTACCCCCCCTTCTTCTCTTTTGTTCTTCTTCAATTTGTTGGAAAGTAGGTAGTCCTGTATTAGTTGTAGTAGATTGTGTTGTAGTAGATTGTGTTTTATTTTCTGTTGCAGGGTTTCCTGTCATTGCTTCTATAGCAGAATTTTTATTAGCACCAAAAAATAAATTCTCATCAATTTGTATTGGAGTTATAGCTTGTTTACCCATAGCTCCAAAACCTCTATTTATTTGGTCATTGTACTGTTTTACTTTTTTAGCATAAGATTTATATTTACTTGCCATTACTTCACCAATAGCTTTTTGAACACGAGCTGGATTATTAAAAGCTGTTTTGGGGTCTCCACCTAGCTTCTGAACAATTCTATAAGCATCTTGTTCTGTCATAACACCACCACCAACAGTTTCTACACGAAGCCTTCCTAATAATCCTTGCATACGACCTTCTTGTAATCTTTGCATTAATTCTTCTTCTGTGTATTCATCAGCATTAACATTAAAAAATGCTTTTATTGCTTCACTTGCTTGATTAGCGAGTTTTGGCAGACCACTAGGTAAATTACCTGCTGTTTTAATATAGTCTGCTAATTCAAGAATAGCTGTATCTTCATTATTAATTTCTATTTCTAGTGCATCCATTTTATCTATTGATTTGGTAAACTTACCTTCTTGACCTATATTTATATATGTCATACCATCATCACCAAACATATCTTTACTTACTGGTACACTTTCTCCATTAACTACTGCTCTGTTAGGTACTTTCTTTAACTTATTAAAATGTATTGGATACATTTCTCCTGTTTTTTTATTTTTTGCAAAATAGGTGGTTTTTAATATATTGCTACCATCAGGTGTGTCAGGCATATTAACTAATACAGCTCTAGCATCTGCATCACTTCCACCAGCTTGTTTAATTTTAATTGATTCTTGTACAGAAGCAGGAGTGTATTTACTTTGAGATTCTTTTGCAAATATACTTTCATTTTGTTTTGCTAACAATGCTTTTAATTGTGCATTGGTCATTGCATTAGATGCTAACTTATCAAAAGGTTTTTGAGCTGCTGAAACACCTGCTATACCTGCTTTAGCAACATAAGGTAAAACTGTTCCATAATCTCCAGTTTTAGGTTGAGCAATATAACTTAAACCTGTGTTTAATAAACCTTGAAATATAGATTGTCTATTAGCATCTTCTAATGCTTTTTTATACCCTGCTTCATCTCCAAGCAATCCCAATGATGCTAATTGTTTTAAATTTGAATCAGGACTAGCACCAAATATATTAGTATTTTCTGGTATTAAGTTTTTTAAATAGTCTAGGGGATTAGCCATACATTGTTTCCTCGTATAATTTTCTTGGGTCTTTATAAAAAGTTGTATTAGGTGATTGTACATTTATTGCTAAAGGAGAACCGATTGTAGGTTCTTTAGCTGGTTTCATTTGTGGTGGTGCTACTTGTAATGGAGCTTGTTGTGGCATAGCTGTTGCTGTATCTATTGCTTGACCACCTAGCATACCCATAGATAATTTGTCATTCAATGACATATTTTCATAACCTTCATTTATAAAATCAAATCCATCTCCAATCATAGTATTCTCTAACCCATACCCAAGCAATCCTTTTTCACCTGTGAGAGCAGAGTCCATAACTTGATTAGATATAGGTTGTCCTAAAAACCCTACATTACCCCCTACACCTGCACCACCCAATGGTGTAAATGGAGATATACTTTCACTAAAGCCACCTGTAGTTAAAGGGTTGACAGAGCCTAAAGAGCTTCCTTCATAAATACCTGCTCCATCTAATATTCCTAAACCACTACCCCCTTCTATTGCTGGTGTTGTAAATAATGATGGTGCTGTTGCAGTAGCAGCTTCAGAACCTAACGCACCTGCAAAAGTACCCGTACCTAAAGCACCTATACCTGTTCCTAATGCTAGTCCAGTAGTTCCACGACCACCCATTAATCTATCAATAGCATAGCCACCTGCCATATATGGTATCATTGCCATTACTTACCTCCTCCACTTGAAGAACCTACTGTAGTTTGATTCATTGGAGCAGGAGCACCATAAGCGGCAGATAAATAAGATTGTAATTTACTGTAAGGTTTGTTTTGTTCAAACTCAAATCTACCAATATCAGATTGTAGTGCTTGTCTATCATAATCTTCTTGAGTAGCACCTACATTCATAAGCTGTTGTATATCTGAATAATCTGCTGCTGCTAATGATGGAGCTAATTGAGCTGCTGACATTTGTCTTTGTGCTTGTGTTTCTGATAACCCACCAAGACCTTGAGCTGCTGCTAATCTTTGATTAAATGTTTGATTGGTAATATCACCTAATCTTGCCACTGCTTGTTCTTGCCTACCTCTTTCAGCACCATAATTACTATATGCTAATTCTGCTGCTCTGTTTGACAGAGCATTTGCTAGGTTTTCTGATGCAGTTGATTCTAATTCACCCATAGCACCAGAACCATATCTACCAGAAGCTGCTGTTCTTGAGCCAATGTCTCTAATTGCTTTATTAAATTCAGAAACTACTGGGGTTGCTGCACTTGACATCATAGCTGAAAAATATGGATTACCTGCTGATAGGTAATCTCCTCTTGCTGTTGCTTCTGTCCCTGCTTGAGCTCCACTAGGTATTCCACCTGTTAATGCTTCATAGTTTGATAACGCAGGGTTTACTGATGATTGCATACCACTAATAGTTGATTGAGCTTGAGGTATTAATGGACTACCTGCTCTTGCTCTATCACTTGCTAAACCTAATGCTTCTGTTGTAGTCGCTGATGCTGGAACATAAGTTGCATCTGGATAATAGGATGGAGTATCTGACCTGTATAAATCTTTAGCCTCTCCTAAACCATAGGTTATGTATGGCAATATAGCAGGGTCAATATTTTGTGTAGTTGTCTGTGTTTGGCTACCACCACCACCACCTTTGTATTCACGCAACCCAGTAACAGGATTAATTGTACCTGAACCACCATGTGCTTTTAAAAGATTAGCTTCCCATGTATTAACATGAGCAAGTTCGGTGTCACCCTCCCTACCTAGTTTGCCTAAATCTTTAGCTAACCAGTTATATAACCATATTTTTAACTTAATCATTCTATTTTCAACTCCATTAATTGATATTTTTTATTGAATCCGTACAGCCTATTCCAAAGTTTAGTAATGCTTTCAAATTTAGTAGAACCCTGTATTGAAGTTCCACCATTATGTTTAACCCATTGTTTGAACTGCTCCATTCCTGCTTTAGTGTTTTTGCCACCTATATAGGTTATATAAGCAACCCTGTCATTAGGATAATTAATCCATTGAACAGTCAATGCAACATAACATTTATCTTCTTTCATAACCAAAAGAAGTTGTTGTTGCCCTTGCGTTACTAGCAGTTTTAACTGACCACTAGTAAATTCGTTATTACCTTTGTCTAATGCTTTTTGTAATAAAGGTTCTGCAAGATACCAAAATCTTTGCACTTGATTCGTAGGCACTACATAGAGTTTCATAGAATTTATCCAACAATGATATAATCCAATTCTACATCACTATGCCCATGATTTCTATGTCCTATAACAAAACTACCTTTTGCTTTAGTTTTGATATAAATGTGGTCTGTTTCTCCTGCTGCATTTTCGCTTCTAGGTGAAAACAAAATAACAGAATCAAAACCTGCTCTTTCATTACTAACTGTAGTTTCTGTTCCAGATGTATTCAAAATAACAGTGCCACTATTATTAGTCTTGCCATTCATAGCATTATTAACTACCTCTGCTACAGTTCTAGCATCACCACCCTGATACGGAAGTGCACGATACATTCTAGGCATTATCTATTACCTTGTGGTTTTACATCTACATCTACTGCCATAGCTGTTGTCCAGTTTCCTGTAGGTTGCACATTAAACCTGTGATACCTACCTGCACTTCTTAAACTACATCTGCCTTCTGTTGTAGCAGGAACAAATGAGCTAAATAAAATAGTATCATCTAATTCTCTGCGACTAGCTACTGCCACTTGTGCTGTGCCGTTGTCTATTTGTGGTCTTGCTAATGTTGCTACAGAGTTATAACCAACCTCTACATCTGTTGTAATAAGTTGTGGTGTTATAGATTCTCCTGTAAATACTACTATTTTATTTGTTTTTGCACCTGCAAATAAAAATTTACCACCTATAAACAATCGTGAGTCTAGTGATGCTGGCATAGTATCTATATCTGCATAACCTAAACTACTTACTAAAGTTTCTAATGATTCTCCTAATGTAGCAATAGTACCTACTACATCAGATGTAGTTTCAGCTCTTGACCATTTTCCTAATTGCCAATTATAAATAATTATTTTTCTGTTACCATCTACATCTGCATAATTCCATACCACAAGATTTTTAACAGGGTCTATAGCAACACTAATTGTATTTATTAGTGTTAAGTCAGCATTGGCAAAGAAAAATCTATCTACCTTTTCTAATCCTATATTAGTAACTGTTTGACCATCTGTAGAGTAAAATCCATCATCTGCTAAAAAGAAAGTTATGTTTCCATACCTAGCAACAGAGTTACCTTCTAAACAACCTAATCCATTAGAAATAGTATCAAATTGCCAAAAAAGTGGGCTACCAACGTAGGAGCAACGAACTACAGATTTCTCTAGCAATACAACACCAAACTCACCACCTGTAATAGCTTGAACATTACCACCATCAGGAATAATTTGAAAGTCACTTTGGCTTGTAGCTCCAGAAACCCAATCTGTTTCGTCATTAATATCTGACCATTGAACTTTATCTGGGTCTGAACCTATGCCAATATTTCCTGCAAAAACAAAATCACGAACTATAGCAATATCTTTAGTAACAGGAGCTGCGGCTGCTGCATCTGCAAATACAGTAGATGTACCTATAGTCCATCTTTGTATTTTTTGAGAATTATTACAAGCTAATACAACATTACCAAATTGTTCAAACTTCCATGTTCCATTACCACCATATCCACCTGATTTAGATACATCATTTAGGTCAAGTGTTGCAATATCTAGTTTAAATAACTTTGTAGCACCACCTGCAAACACTTCAACAGTGTCTCCAAATTTAGCTACAAATATATTGTTAATATCCTCACTAGCACTGTTAGAAAAATCCTCTGAACTAGGAAAAGCTCCATAACCAATACCTACAGGATATACATTTTTAGCATCATTTAAACTTCCTGCATTTGCTGGTTGGTCTGGTAACCAATCTGTAAATTGTAATCTTTTTGTTGTCATTTATTTTTCTCAAATATAAAATTAATAATTACTCTTTCATTTTTTGTTGGTAATGATGGTCTATGAAATAAGTCAGAATCAAAGTAAATCATTTCACCAGCTTTAGGTGTGTTTTTATAGTCACCAACAATAGTATCGCCATCTGAATCATTAACATAATAAATTAAA